TAGAGATTGCATGGGACTATGCAACGGACTTTCTTACCATACTGCTGCCGCAATGCCCTTGCCCCCACCTCAAGCATCCTCTTGGCATATGCATAGCCATAGTTCGTCGGATGTGGTTCTCCCCCATGCAGGTCATTTGCGCTGACGGGGTATTCAACATCCTTCGGATAGATGCAAGTGGAAAGTATGAATGTGGCTTCCTTGATCTGCGGATTCTTTGCAACAACATTCATGATATTGCAAGCCATAGTCAGATTCTCATTGAGAAAATCAAACATCCTGTCCGAGTTTCCCTTCACACCACCGACTAGACCAGCAGCATGAATGATAGTATCCACCTCGGGATATGCTTGGATGAATGACAGAACAGAATAGGGATCAAGAAGATCCATCTGCTTTCTCGTCGGCTTGACTCCAAATGGAATCGATGAACCGACGAGACCAGTTCCACCCGTGATCAGTATATTAGTTCCTCGGGACATATGGAAAGCCACGCGACCTCCTCAAAGCGTAGACCATATGATCCTTCTGATACAGAGATGGATTCTCATTACGCTGATAGAGGGCATCCTTGCCCTGCTCCATCCATCTGTGCTGTATGATCACGCGGTCAATGTACTTTGCCTTACCCATCGCATTACTGACTTCGGTGAACTCGTTGTCCGCGAACACGCTGATGTAGGATGGGTGATAGATGTATCCAAATATGTCGAAGTACTTCTTTCCCAAGATGCACAGCGTGTTCAACTTGTCACCACGAAGCCCATCATTGTAGTGAAGGACTCCATCGAAGTCGGGGAAATGCTCAAGCATGTCATTGACGATGGTATCGTCATACCCAGGTTTGACCGGAATCATGTCATCCGATGCAAGTAGGAGGATGTCGAACTCCCAACCGCGATCCATGTCAGCATTGACTGCGGATATCTTCGTGGTGGAGTCTCCATAGAACCAATGTACATTGCTGCCCTGCTCGGACAGCCACTTCTTCATGTCATCGTTGTTCATCGACTCATCGTCCGAATCGAAGGAAAGCACGAAGGTTAGTTCGTGCTTTCCCGATGCCATGTTCTTGTACAAGGAGAATACCTCCTTGAACTTCTCGGGTCGTGACCTAGATGGAAACTTGCAGAGAATCTTAACCTTGCGATCCGCCATACTTGAACTCCTTGGCAACTGCTTCCTCAAGTTTCTTCATGACATCGTCCGTGAAGTACTTCGTGGGGTTCTCATTGATGTTCTTCTCGAAAGCAGTGGTGCCATCGGGAAGTTCGATGCGGGTGGAGACCTTCTTGAAGATGCCATTGTTGAGAGCGATCTCAGTCAGCCCGTAGTATCGGTTCAGACCGCTGTCGTAGTTCAACTGAACATCGACCTGCTGGTTCTCCTTGGTCAACCGCGACTTGTACAACTTGCAATGGATGATGTTGCCCACGACATCTCCATCCGCATTCTTCTCCTTCTTCTTTGACAGGTAGACGATGGTGGATGCGGCATACTTCAGACCGCTGCCACCACCCATCTCCTTGGTCGGGACATAGGCACCCACGACATCGTAGGTGTGATTGGTCATCACAAGGGGAATCCTTGCCTTGCCCAACTTCATCGTGAGGACTCGGAATGTCGCCTTTACTCCCTGCGCCCTCGTCATGTCGCGGACATTCTTGCCCTCAGCCGAATCATTGACTTCCTTCTCGGTGGACAACATTCCAAGCGAGTCGAGGACGATCATCATCGGCTTCCTCTCGCTCTCGTCCATCTCAAGAACCTTGTCAACGATGTTCACGCATTGGGTCTTGAACTCCTCAATGGTTGCCACGGGGAACACAGCAACCCTCTTGGCATCCACGCCACGACCTTCGAACATGTCGGAGGTCACGGCTTGCTCGGAGTCGAAGTAGAGGACCATGCCCTCGGGATTGTTCTTGAGGAACTGCGCCACAATCCCAAGGGTGAAATAGGTCTTTCCCGTGGCAGATTCACCCGCAAGGGCGATGATCTTGTTGTCCGCAACACCACCGTACAACGATCCCGATAGGAGCGCATTGAAAGCAAAGGAACCCGTGTCAACGAATCCCGCGACATCAGCACCTTCGATTCCATCCTCAACGATGCTGGCAAACTTGTTGCCAGATTCCTTCACGATCTGCTTTAGGAAGTTCACTTTACTCTCCTGAGAGTTTGAGGGAGACTGGCTTCACGCCGCCTGGAACAACGAGACCCGATCCGAACGATGTGTTGTACTCGTTGAGAATGCCCGTCTCCGGTTCAACGCAATACATGATCTTCTCTCCACCAACGGTGACCACATCTTCCTTGGCAAGCGGAAGCCACGGAACGAGGGCAAACTCGCCCTGCTTCAGTTGCGCGATCCATGCTGGCTTCTTCAGCGTGTATGCATTGTTCTCAATGGTCGTGTTTGCGAGAAGCATTTCACCTGTCGTCAGTCTAATCAACTTCACACTCATGTCTCATACTCCTTTGTTGGGGTTTCACACACTCTAGCATAGTTAGGCTGACAGTCAACCTAACATAAATGATTCTGTGCAACTCATCCGAAGAGACTCTCCAGCGTATCGACCTTCTCGTCAGACCATCCAAGGACACCAAGAATGGTGCGAAGAGGCTCAAGGAATGTCTTGTCGAACTGAAGATCATAGTCGATGAATCCATCAAGACCCAACTCATCAGGGATCTTGCCCGTGAAGGCAATGACCTTCTCATTCAGCATGTTTGGCGTGATGAGATAGATGAACTTTATCTTGTCGCCTTCACGGATCTCCTGATACTTGCCACCCAACTTGTTCTTTCGAAGGTGGTGGTTGTAGATCAAAGATCCCTTTGTCGCAATCGGCGTACCCTTCTTGTAGATGTTGGTCGGGTCGAAATATTCACGCAGACCATTGCATCCACGGGGGAATGCCACCTTCTCAGGCTTCAGCCCCTTGAATTCATTCCTGAACTTCGCGACGAAGTCATGCACAGCAGACTCGTCCTTGTTCATGATGGTTGAGATAACATTCTTGAGGGCATTGCGGACAACCTCGGGCGTGGACGAGCGGGCAGTCTCAATGCCCATGATCTTCAGTTCGGGTTCCTTGAGGTAGACATTCTCCTCACCCATGCGGACATTCAGCATGTACCGCTTCTTGGCAGTCCATATGCCCTTGGCAGCGATGGACTCCCGCTTCATGTGCATCTTATTCTCGTAGGCATTCATCATGTCCGCGAGTTTGTCATAGGAATCATTTATGACCTTCTGAAATGCATCATTGGAAACCTTGTCTATGAACTTCGTGATCTTCTCCTCATCCATCTCGTTCGGGAGGAACTTGTCCACGACTCTTCCAAGGTCAAGGTACACGGAGTCGGTGTCGATTGCGATCACATAGTCTGCATCGACCGATCCAACCACCTTGTTGATGTACTTGTTGAGTTCCTTCTCGACCCATTGAACCGACAACTGCCCCGACAGGGTGATTGCCTCAGCGATCTCCTCGTCATAGTAGCGGAACCACTCGTTGCCGATGGCACCGAATGCTGAGTTCAACTGAATCTTACGGACAAGTTGGAAGTTGTGGTACTTGCTTATTGCAAGCGATAGACCTTCTCGTTCCTCTTTAGAAGCATCCTTGGGAAGGGTCTTGAGTGCAGCCTTCGCCTCAAGCATGAGCCGCTTGTATTCCTTGCGCTGCTTGTACATGGTGTCCATGAGTTCTGGAAGAAATCCACGAACATCCCTTCGATAAGTCGTACCATTTGCAGCAAGGCAGAGTTCTTCTCTCTTGGCATTGGATATGGCAGTAGACGCAGACTGCGTTCCTTCGATAAAAGACGATGGAGTGACCTCTCTACGCAGACCGTGGTGCGTCTTCGTCTCAGGGGATAGGTTGTACTGCATGATGAGGTGGGGATATAGAGAGTCGAGGTCGAACGACACAACCCACCTGTGCATACCGACTTGCGGATCCTTGACATACGCACCTTCGAATGACGCATCTTTCTTTCCTTTCTTCTTGGGGGGAATCACGATCTTCTTTGCATGGAGATAGTGATAGATGATCTGATCCCAAGTACGGACTTGGGAGAAGACATCCTGCATGTTCACCTTTGCCGAATACGCAAGCGAGACGGCAAGTTCAAGCAGCCGCAACTTGGCTTCAAGTTTCTGAACGAGCAGGGTATCCTGAATGTTGTACTGCACGAACTTCGTGAAGTCGTTTCGGTAGAAGTCCGCGAAGTTGTCGTGTTCCTGATACGAGATCTTCTTCTCGCCAAGTTCCACGGACGCGATGTGATCCAACTTGTAGGACTCGCGGGTCACATATGTGAACTTCTTGTAGAGGTCGTAGTAGTCGAGGGTATTGATGCCGACGATCTCATAGGTGATGTTCTCTCGCCCATTGATCTCGACCTTGCGATCCTTCAACTTGCCCCACGGAGAGAACTTCTTGGCGAAGGAATCACCGAACAGCCTCTGCATCCTGTGT